ACAATGCAGATTATGGCAATCTTACTAAGTCACTGAAGTTCGTTGTTGTAGGGGGGTGATAAATAAAGGCATGAGTGTATTTTCAGATTTTAATACTAGCTTTGCTAACCATCCAGTTAAAAAAGATTTGTCTGTAAAGACAGATGCAAATGCGGTTAAGCAATCTATCCGTAACCTTATCTTAACTGATCGAGGCGAACGACTAATGCAACCTAGTGTTGGATCTAAAATTAGATCGCTGCTGTTTGAAAATTTTACACCTCAAGTAGCAATACTAGCAAAACAATTCATCAAAGAGACGTTTGATAATTATGAACCCAGAGCAGAATTACTAAACATAGATGTAAGTCCAGACCCAGACAACAACTCGTTACTAATAGGTATTGAATTTGCAATCATAAATATAGAAGAGCCGCAGACACTTAATCTGCAAATAGAGAGAATAGGATAATGGCAAACTCAGCGCTTTCAGTAGCAAACTTAAATTTTAACGACATCAAGTCCAACTTGCAGAACTATATGCAGACGCAGTCTTCATTAAAGGACTATGATTTTACTGGTTCTAACATAAACGTGTTGCTTGATGTTCTATCATATAACACATACATGCAGAACTTCTACCTTAATATGGTAGCCAATGAGTCATTTTTGAACTCAGCTGTTCTTCGTGACAGTATTGTATCACATGCAAAGACATTAAACTATCTTCCCCAATCTAGAGCAAGTTCTACATCAACAATTAAATTGAAGATCACTCCAGAAGACGTACCTGCAGCAATCACTGTTCCTAAGTACACTTCCTTTACTTCATCTATTGACGGCAAGTCATATACCTTTAGCACTAATGAAGGAATTACAATATCAGCTGATGCAATAGGAAACTACGAAGCAAACAATATTAGTCTGTTTGAGGGCGAAATAGTCACAGAGTTGTTTACAGTTAACAGCTCAAATACAAATCAGCGATTTGTGCTAAACAATAAAGAGATTGATACAGCCAGTTTAGTAGTAAAGGTTATCCAATCAGCTACAGACACAGCAAACGCAGAGTGGACTAGAAACTTAAACACCATTGGTATTGATGGGAACTCAAACACATTTTTCATTGCACCAGCAGAATCTGGTAAGTATGAGGTTCAATTTGGTGATGGAATTCTAGGTAAGAAGTTAGAAAACAATAACATTGTCCAGGCAACGTATAGAAAATCATCTGGTGAAGCACCAGATTCAGCTAACGTATTTACTTTAGTGGGCGACATTCAAGGATATTCAAACGTATTAATAACATCATTATCCAAAGCACGTGGCGGCAGTTTACCAGAATCTGATGAATCAATTAGAAAGAATGCATCAAGATCACTTACAATTCAAGACAGAACCGTTACTGTAAATGACTACAAGTCATTAATTAAACAAAACTTTAACGATGTTCAGGCTATTAATGTATATGGTGGAGAGGAAAGCATACCTCCACAGTTTGGTAAAGTAATTATATCAATCGACTTGAAGAATGCAGAAGGGATCCCACTATCAAGAAAGAGAGACATTGAGGCTTTTGCTAAGTTGAGAGCTCCACTATCAATTACACCAGTAGTTGTAGATCCAGAGTTCTTATACGTTGACATTAAATCTACAGTACGTTATAATCCTAATGTTACCACTAAGAGTGATAATGAAGTTCAGACTATAGTCATGAATGCAATCAGAGCACATACAACTGCAAACATTGACGACTTTGATACTAAGTTAAGATTGTCTAAGTTGTCTGCAGATATTGATTTGTCAGATACTTCAATACTTAATAACGACACTAGTGTTACGCTAGAGAAAAGAATAGTGCCTCAGCTGAACAAATCACAGACGTTCTTGTTGCAGTATGATAATGCATTCTATAGAGAGATACCTATAAATGGGGTGTTCGTAGATGGAACTGCTCCTATATCATCTTCTACATTTACGTTTAATGACTTAACAGGGTGTTCATTTAGAGACAATGGTTTAGGTGTTCTGCAAATCATTCAAGACACCACTACTGGCGTTGAAATAGTAGAACCAAGTATTGGTACCGTAGATTACACATTAGGACTTGTTAATATTAACTCATTTAAAACATCATTGTTTACTGGAAATGCAATCAGACTTTTTGCAACCCCAACGTCAAGGACTGTAGTATCTACTAAGAACATTGTCCTCACGTATAACGCGTTACCAACAATACAGATCGTACAAGAGAGGTCGTAGTGAGAGAGATCGAAGACAAGATCTCGATATTCGTTAAGGATCAATTCCCTGCATTCTATGCTGAAGAGGGTCATATATTCAGGGAGTTCTTAGGTGCCTATTATGAGTACTTGGAAACTACTGGCAAGACACTTGATATAGCAAGGAACCAGTTAGAGTATCGTGACATCGATAAGACTACTGCCGAGTTCCTAGATCAATTTAAAAAAACATATCTTGCGGATCTACCAGGTCTTATTAAGTCAGATGATCGTCTTACAATTAAAAACATTATGGATTTTTACAAATCCAAAGGTTCCCAGAGATCAATTCAACTGCTATTCAGAATTCTGTTCAACGATACAGCTACTGTACATTATCCATCAGAAGATGTAATCAAGCCATCAGATGCCAAATTCATTCTTCCAAGATACATTGAAGTATATGCACCTAGCTATGATAACCTAAAGTCATTAGAGGGCATTGAGATTATTGGAGCTACTACACAAGCAAAGGCTTTCGTAGAAACAATATCCACAAAGTTACTCAATGGAATACGGACTAACGTATTAAGGCTATCCAACGTAAGAGGTGACTTTAATAGGGGTGAAGTAATATCTAAATCATCAGATGGTATACAAGATGATATGCCAGTGATCACTGGATCACTATCCGACATTGAAGTTACATTGGGTGGTAGTAATAATAACATTGGTGACATTTTTAATATTACTGCAGCTACTGGTAAGCAAGGAAAGGCAAGAGTTACAGCAATTGATGATGCTACCGGTCTAGTTAGCTTTACATTAAATGATGGTGGATTTGGTTTTACATTAAACACTTCATTCACTACTATAGACATTAACTCTCAAAACATTCAACTAGAAAACATAGTAAACGCTGCACAGTCATATAGTAATTCATCTATGATTGACAATGCAAAATACTTTGAGTTTGAAACAGTAACCCAAGATTTAGAAAAAGTAACTATCTTATCAGGTAGTGATCTTATATCTAACGTACAAACATACATAGCCAACACTGAAAAAACAACAGCTCCTATTATAAAAGGATTGGATAGTGCTAACAATGAAATAGCAAACGGGTATCTTATAGCCATAGATGATGTAGTAACATCAAATGCTACGCTGACCATTGCTCCGTATTACGGTACGTTTGGTCCAGCTAGAAAACTTTCTATCGTACCAGCAGATGCTACCCACTTATTTGAGGCAAATGGATCTAATGAGCCGATCGATGAAGAAAGCACGATAGCTATTACATACTTATCCAACACAGCAACAATAACAAACGGAACCGTGATTACTCAAGCAAACTCGGGTGCAAATGGAATTGTTGCAAGTTTAAACAGTACAGTGTTTGTTGTTAACGGTGCATTCGGTACTTTCAACACTACTGATGATGTTGAGTATGGATCTTCAGACACAGCAAACGTAACTGGAGTGAGTATTACCACATCTGGCGCCAATGCTGTAATAGCAACATCTAACTCAACTAGAATTGTGGTTAGTGATCTAATTGGTGAGTTCAACGAAAATAAAAAAGTAAAAGGCAGAAGAACTAATGCAATAGCTACTATTGATACTTCTGGAGTTGTCGACACTGGAGCTTCTGACGTAGTGATTGTTGCAGCAGATTACGATGATATATCATCAGGTAACGTCGAGGCGGTTATTGATGTTTATTCTAACGTATCAGTTACGGGTCAAGTTATTGGATCTAATGACACTAATGTAGGTTTAAGAAATACAGTTTATGCTAATGGAGCATCTGCTAACTTTGTAGCCAATTCAGCTGCGTTTGTATTAGGAGACGTATCAAACACTTATGCAAACATTGTATTAGTTGGTACAGGTACTGGAGCTACATTTAAGATTGGTGGGTTAGAGAACGAAGACGCAGTAACAATTTACACAGACATAATTGGTAGCAACAACGCAGCCAACATCTCATACCTTGATTGTATTATCGATGGCGGTAATAGTGGTATTGGATTCCTAGACAGTATTACTGTCAACGATGGCGGAACAGGTTATACAAACGGTCAGTCATTAAAATTTGATAGAGGTGGAGCAGGCGGTGGATCACCAAGCATTAATGCTCTAGCTAGCTTGACAACTGACGCTCAGGGAAATGTTCAGACAATTACAGTGGACACTTTAGGCAGAGGATTCTATACCTCCTCACCTGCTAATACAGATAATTTAAACACCGGTTCCGGTTTGGACATTACTGCTAACTTTGATTTTGGTTATGGACTACCTAAAGACACAAACGGAGACTACACAAGTGTACTAGATACAGTACTTACAAAGTTCTCTGGTAACCTTGGTACAATAACAGCGCTAACAGAAATTAACCCTGGTAACAATTATAACTTAGATCCATTTGTAAAAGTAAGAACAGCTGGCGTTGCAGGATTTGATAGAAGAGATGTTAAACTCAATCTTATACCTCCAGGAGAGGTTAATGGTAAAAGTGGAACTTTCATACCAGGTGAAATTCTTAACCAGACAATATCAGAAGCTGGACAAACTTTAGGACTGACATCATTAGTAGGACAGTATACAAACGGAGATTCATTCTCAGTCAACACTGAGTCGTTTGCAGTTGGTGGATCACTTATACAGGTTATTAACAGTACCGCAAATGCAATTGGTGACATATATTCTACGCCAAACGCTACACACATATCAGTTAAGAACTCAAGAATAAAATTAGACGACGGTACTTTTGAGGCAAACGCAATTCCATTCAGAGTCGATGGTTCTGATTTAGGTCAATTGCTGACATTACCAAACACAGACGTTGGTTTTATTAAAGGTCAGATTGCTAACTTGCAAAGCTCAGCAGCATCAGCAACGTCAAAAGGAAAAGTAAAAATAGACCACGAGGCTGCAGTTACAGTCAAACGATTATCATTCTCAGTCGGTTTAGCAAACAATGCTATTGTAACCGGTGCATTATCTGGAGCAACAGGAACTGTTACATCAGTAGAGCAAGACCATGACTCAAGACCTATCGGTGACAATGCAAATCTTACAGCCATTGCTCAAGCAGCAAACGGTATTGTAACAGCGTTGGAAGTGACAGACAGTGGTTTTGGTTATCAACATGATTCTGATTTAACATTAGTATCTACTAACACTGCACAGAACATTGTAGTGTCAGGAAAAGCAAATGTAACTACGACCGGCATAGGTGAAGGATTCTGGGAAGACAAGTCCTCATTCTTGAACACTAAATACATACATGACAACGATTTGTACCAATCATACTCTTATTTGATCGAGTCTGGGTTGTCATTGGATAAATATAGGGATGTAGTATTAAAAGCTGCACATATTGCGGGCACAAAATTATTCGGTAGGGTAACAAGAGAGAGCATTGTAAACAACTCAATCACTATCGCAAATAGCTCAATTGGAGCATTATAGTAAATGACAAAACTAATTACAACTAATTTTCAGACACATAACGCAAAGCAATTTGTTGAGTCATTGGACGAGACAGCAAATTCTATTTACTATGTATCTGTTGGCAAACATACTCCATTCCCATCGGACGGCACTCCTCCGACTCCAGGAGCATCAGGTGAAGATGCTTATTACCAAATATACAGAGATATGATTTACGGGAAGCAAATTACTACTAGTGATATAAAACACATGGTAGACAATTATGTTTGGACTACTGGTACAATATATACTCAATATGAACATACTACGGATCTTAGAAATAAAAAGTTCTTTGTAGTTGTACAAGAAGACGGTGGTGACTATTCAGTATTTAAATGTCTTTTCAATAACGGCGGAACGCCATCTATTGATAAACCGGTGTTAGTTGAAACATCAGCGGACGATGACGTTTACATTACTACTGGAGACAAATACCAGTGGAAATATATGTTTACAATACCAGAAGCAACTCACGGCA